TATTAGGAGTTATATTAAAAGTAAAATTATCTATAGTATTTATTCCATACTTTATGCTTCCACTTAAAAGTCTAGGTGCTTTTATATCAGTAGATAAAGCATTAATTATTATTTCTTCATTTTCATTCTTTATAGTTACCTGGTACATTAAAGCACCTCTTTTCTAAATATAAATTCTATATTACCAGCACCATTTAAAATTAAATTATTTTCACCTTTATCTAATGTAAATCTCCAATCTTTTGTCGTACCTCCATTAAATTTATAGGTTGTACTATCTTTAATTACATTAAATTCAGACGAACATATAACTGTTGGATTAATATTTTTAGAACTTGGATTAATTATATTTACAAATTTACTTCCTGATACATCGAATTTAGTTTCTTGCATATAATCTAATTCAAAGTTAAAATCATCCCAAGGAATATTTCCTTCATTATATTCTCTAAATTTAAAAGGATAGGCTGTAAACTCTATATCCAAACTTCCAATTTTTAAAAAATTATCCCATGTTGGAGCTTTTGTTACACTTGCTATATAGTACATATTAGGTTCACTTGTATATATTAATTTTGAATTATTGCTTCCTAAGAGCCATTCCATAACTTCACTGTACTTTCCAAAAAGTATTCTTTCATCTCTTACTTTAAACTGAATTTTACAATTTATAATCCTTTCATTGTAAAATACTTCTTCATATAATTTTGAAAAATCATAGCTTCCATTCATAAATGGAACATCTTGCTTAATTATTTTAGGTTCTGGAGGCTGTGGCTTGAAATATGTTACTATAACCCCTAAATCCTTATAAGAAGACTTTCCGTTAAATATAATCTCATTCATTAACTATTACCCCTCTCTTCATTAGGTTTATATTATTTCCACTTATCTTATCAGAATAAGGCGCTGTAACTGTAGCTATTTGTTTGCCATCTAGGTTAATTGGAACTATTATGCTTCTACTATCTGTATTTGTCATTCCAGATAATATAGCCTTAGCAGTTTGAAGAGCTGTATCTTTTATAATATTTTCACTTTGAAGATGATTTTTAATTTTAGTTCCTCTAGGCAATTCTACTACTTCATATCCTCTTTCGTTTATAGAAGTTAATCCTCCTTGGAAATATGAAGTTCCTAAAGCATTAGTTCCTATTGTAGGCCCACTCATTTTTTCGGTATAACTAACTGTTTTCATATACTTAGTTTCTGGTTGCCACTTATCCCATGTTCCAAATAACTTTTGCCAAAAACCTATTATTTTTCCTGTCGAACTATCTACATCATTCTTCAGCTCCGTATTCATAGTAAAGATTTTGTCTACTGCTTCTTTTCTTGTATTCTCAAGTTCATCTACAGTTCCATCTCTTTGTCTTTTAGCATCTTCAATCATTTTTTCAGCCTGTTCTGCACTTATTACTCCTGCTTCATCTCTTAACCTTATAATTGCAGCGATTCTTTTATCACATTCATCATTTTCTGTTGCCACTGCTTCATCTCTACTTTTATTTAATTGTTGTATATGTTGAGAAGCTTGTTCAGCAGTTATTCTTGTATCATAATCTTTCATTCTTTGAAGTATTACTTGAGCTTCAACTTCATTTTCACTTAATGCTTTTACCGCATTTTCTCTTATTTGATTTTGAAGTTGAGTTATTTGTTGAGTTTCTTCTTGTGTTAAAGCTCTCTTTTCTTGACTAGCAGTGCTTATAATTTGATTTATTTGATTTTCAAATTCCTGTGTTTGAGTTTTTTTATCTTCATAGAAAGTTCCTGTATTAGCTATAATATTAGCCTGTTCTTCAGCTGTTAAAGTACTTTGCAATGTAAACATTTCTTGTAATTGAGCTATACTATCATTTTTTTGTTTCTCATAACCAGAAATTATTTGAGTACTCATTTCATTAAATTTAGCTGTCATATCAGTTTTTATTTGCTCTGAAATAGTAGTTGAGTTAATATATAAACTTTGCATTTCATTCTTCGCACTATCATCTAATTCAACATATGCTCCAACTGCCGTTTTAGTAGCATCACTTATTTTAATTACTGTAGATTCTACTGAATTAGCCATATATTCACCAGAAGAGTTAACAGTACTAGCTGTATATTCAACTTTATCTGCAAATAAATCAACTTCTGGTATTACTTCTTCATTAAGTCCTTTGTAAACAAGATATCCAGCTCCTGCTATTGCTGCTCCTGCTGCAACATAAGGTGCAGCCGCAACAACTACTCCTCCTAAAGAACTTGCAAGTCCTGCCATTCCGCTAACGCCCCCTGCTACTCCTGCTGCACTTCCAACAGCACTAGTTGCAGTTGATGCAGCCCCTAACGAAGATGATAAAGTCCCCGCTAATTTTGTAACACTTCCTATTCCTTTAGCTAATTTACCTACTGTACCTATTACTGGTCCTACAGTAGCACTTAAAGCTGCAAATTTAATTATATTTTCCTTAGTCGCAGGGCTTAAATTATTAAATTTTTCGATTAAATCTTTTATAATAACAAGTCCATCTTTTAATGTTGGAAGTAATTCAACTCCTATATCTCTAGCCATTTCAACTATTTCATTTTTTAACATTTTAATTTGACTTTCTGTTGTTGCATACCTTTGGCTAGCTTCATTTGTTAATGCAGTATTCTCTTCCCAAGCTTTTGTTCCCATATTTATAGAATCCTCCAAAAGGGTTCCTGCATTTGCAGCTCTAAGCAAACTATCTCTAAGCCTTACCTCTTTAATTCCCATCTCTTCTAACATTTCAATTGCACTTGTACCAGCACTTTCAGCATTTCCTAGACCTCTTATAAATGCAATAAGAGCTTTTGATGCATCTTCTTCAAACGCTTGCTTAAACTCTTCACCTGTCATTCCTGCTATCTTACCAAAATCCTCTAACTCATTTGCGCTTTTGACAATAGAATTTACTTCTGTTGCAGTCATTCCTATAGAATCAGCAACTTCCTTAAAAGCCATAGAGCTATTCGCTGATAATAACTCCAATTCTCTTATAGACATACCTGTTGCTTTTGTCAATTCTTCCGCTTTCGTCGAACCTATAGTTGCTGCTGCTTGCATCTTTACCATAACCTTTGATATAGCACTTCCTCCCATTTCAGCCTCTATACCAACTGAAGAAAATGCCGCAGCCAATCCTAAAGTTTGCGCTTCAGTTAATCCTATTTGCTTTCCTGCTCCAGCAAGCCTTAATCCCATATCAATAATTTCACTTTCTGTTGTTGCTAAATTATTACCTAAATGTACTACAACAGAACCCAGTTTATCAAACTCATCTTGTGGCATTTGTGTTATATTTGCTAACCTTGCTAACGATGTTGCTGCTTCTTCACTGCTCATGTTTGTACTATCCCCAAGCATTACCATGCTCTTAGTGAAATCTAAAATACTTTCTGTCTTTATTCCTAATTGACCTGCCGCCTCTGCTACTCCAGCTATTTCTACTGCACTTTGTGGCATTTCCTTAGACATATCTCTAATTCCTTGGCTTAGCTCTGCAAACTCTTCCTCTGTTGCATCTACTGTTTTTCTTACTCCTGCAAAAGCACTTTCCCAATCTATTTGGGCTTTAACTGCTGCAGTTCCCATTGCTACAATAGGCACTGTTACTGCTTTAGTTAATGTACTACCTATCTTACTAGCCTTTTCTCCAAATTTAGAAATATTCTCTCCTGCTTTTTTAAGACTTTCTCCTGTTTGTACCCATTTTGAATTTTGTCTAGCTAACTCTTCATTTGTACTTTTAAGTTGTGCTTCAACTCTAGTTAATTGGGCCTCTGCTTCATTTAATTTGACTTTATGGTTATTAACAGTTTTAATATTTTTATCTACTACAGCTTTTTGTTCTTGGTATGCTTGCCTACTCTCGTCTAGTTTCTCTTTGTTTTTTTCTACAGCATTAGAAGCTTCCTCTAAAGCTTTCTTCTGTTCTTTTACTGCTTTAGATCCTTCTATAACATATCGCATATGCATTTGTGCTTGCGAACTATTTTTACCTTGTTCTTTTGTAACTTCTTCGAGTTGTTTCTTCCAGAATTCTAAGCTATTTTCAGCTTCATCTAATTTCTTTTTTTCTTCATCATATACTTTTACAGAATTTTTATATTCATCATTTAAATTAGATTTTGTTTTCTTTAATTCTTCAAGTTTAGCACTGTTTTCTTTAGCTTTATTGCTAGCTTTTTCTATACTATCTTTATATAAATTAATCTTATCCTTTAAGGTTTCTGTTTGTTTAATTAAAGCTTGTTGCTTGTACGTTAAATCAGTTGTATTTTTACCAAAAGAATTTAACCTTTCTCCAGCAAGTTTTATCTCACTTTGAGTAAGTTTATATTGCGAATTAATTTCTTTAAGTTTTTTGTTATGTTCATTGTCATCTATAGTAAAAATTGTACTAACTCTTCTTATAGCTTCACTCAATTTCCCACCTCCTTCTTAAAAAAGGTCTGAAAAGCTCTCTACATATATTTCTTCCTCTTCTTGTTTTGAGTTTCCCAAGATAGAATCAATAGTTTCTGCAACAACCTCTCTTAAATTATTTTTAAAATAATTGCTATGAAAATCTCGTAATATTAAAATTTGCCTTAATGTCGAATTTAAAAATTGATCTTCCGACATATTTAATTGATGTATTGCAACATAGTAAAAATAATCTAAGTTAAAATCTTTAATATCTACTTCTCTATCTTGTTTTTTTGATTTTTTTTTACTTCTGCTTTAACTTCAAATTCAGACACTCCCACCAACTCTTTATTAAGTAAATCTAATGTTATATTACTTAATGTTTCAACTGCTTTTATATTAACCATCATATTATTTTTAATATCTTCCTCTGAAATATCTTTATTGGCCATACACCTTATAATAGCTGGCAGTTTTCCAAAATCATTTTCAAATGCATACTGATAAATTAATAAAAATGCATTTCCATATTCTTTATGCATTTTTATAAGAGCATTAAAATCCAACTTTAACTCTACTTCTTCCCCACTAATTTTCACTTTATAAGTTTTTATTTCATTAACTAACATCTAAGTTTCCTCCCAATAAATGAAAGATAGCCAATAACGGCTACCTTTCATTAATCTTTACCTACTTTTGCTCTACCTGCCCTAGCTTTACCGACTTTAGAAGTCTCTAGGGCACTATTAGGGCGCTGTTGTAAAATCTATTATGCTTTCCTCTAATATTTGTCCATGAATATCTTTTACATTACTCAACACCACAGCATACTTAGTTGAAACAGCTAAATTTTGTTTAGGATCTATTGTTACTACTTTATTAGTTGCATCTATTTTTATAGTTGAATCTACTACAGTAAAGTCATTCTTTAATAACGTAGCTGAATAACTTACAACTGGATTATTAAAAGTTAATGTTATATTGTTAGCTACATTAACAGAGCCTGCTCCATCTGTTGGATTTCCTGTTACAATAAGCTTTTGTATAACTTGTGTACTAGGTAGTATTACTGTTTTCCCCCAGTTCCTTTTATGATTTTCTGAATTAAATCCACTATCTGTAGTTTTTACAGTATGCTTCCATATACCATTTTCTAAAGGCATAAATAATCCAGAAATTGAAACAGTTTGATATTCTGTTTTACCTTCCTTTGTCTTTCCTTTATCCTCTGGTATAGCTAATTTTCCTTTATACAATGTTAAATACTCCTTCACACCACCACTTAATGTTTTTTCAACCATTAAAGCTATATATGGCGCTTGATCCTCAACACTTTCAATTATTCCTCCATCAGAAGCTATTTTTTTACCAAATAAAGTAGCATAATCTATAGTATCTATTGATGCAAAATCTAACGTTATTTCTATATCACCTAAAGAATTCTCACTATCATACAACCTATTTTCTGCATAGATAGTTGCCTGCTCTTCATTTGCTGTTATAGATATTTCTCTTAATCCTGGTAAATACTTAGCGTTTTCATAAATTGGAATTGTGCCATCCTCTGTTAAAATAGCATAATACGCTTTTTCTACACCTGTTGTAATTTTTTTTGCCATCTCTATTCCTCACTTTCATAATTAAATCTCAAAATATAATGAAAGAGCTTGGAGTCTTTTTCGTATAAAGAACCTCCAAACTCTTTCATAAAGTCATTTTCTTTCATTGCATTTTTTATAGCCTTAACTATTGCTGTATAACTTCCTTTTGTAAATATATCTATTTGTATTCTATAATTAGTTTCTATTTCTTCATTTTCTGCAAACAAAGAACCTTCTTCATTTAAAACTTCATATTCAATATAAGGAGATGTTGTGTTATCTGGAGCTTTCAAAAGATATATTTTATTACTAACTAAATTTGATATTCTTTCATCAAATAAAATTTTTCTTAATAATTCTTCCATCTACTTAAGTACCTCATTAGCTATAATTTTTACAGCTTTATCAGATACCTTATCTACAGCCTTACTAAAGAATCCTATATGTTTTTTATTATCACTAGAACCAAACTCATTATATATATCCTCTACTGTATCTCCTCTTATTTCAAAACCTAAATTCCCATCAACTCTTTTTATATTGCTTTTCCACCTCTTCTTCATATTACCTGTTGCAACTGGAGAGTCATCAATTACAGCTTGCCTTACTATTTCAGCACCTATTTTTAAAGCATTTCTTTTTTTCCTATCAGAAATATTCATATCACCTAAATCTTTAAAAATATCATCAAACCCTTTAATTTCAATTGCCATTATTAATCACCTGCAATTTAGCCTTTATTTTTAACTCTTTATTCAAATATTTAATATTATCAATTTCTAATATCTCATATCTTTGTTTATTGAAAATAATAAAACAATTAATATCAATATTTTTATAATACCTAATATAGAATGTTGTTATATTTTCAGATATATTTTGTTTACTTGTCCAGTTCTCCTTTCCATAAAGGTCATTAACATCAGCCCAAGCTTTTTGGAAAGTAACATAATCCTCTATAGGAAATCCCTCTTTATCATAATTTTCTTCATTTTCTTCTAATCTTTGAAGCTCAATTCTATGTCTTAAACTTCCTATATTCATATAACATCACCTTGAGTATATTTCAGCTGAACGATTATAGTATCTAATCCAAAAGCTATTTTACTTACATTCTTTCCTACAGTTTCAACAGCTCTATTTTCATACCAATGAGATATTAGTATTTTTATAGCAAGCTTATACAACTCTTTAGTGTAATCCTTCTTTATACCAGCATTAGTTAAATACTCTTCAGCTGATAATTTCAAACCTTGAATAAACGCATCCTCTTCTTCATGGTCAACTTTTAAAAATACCTTTATTTCTTCTAAGGTCAAAATAATCACCCCTAAACGTAAAATTAGAGAGTAAAAAATACTCTCTATGCTTCATTCATAAATCCTTTTTGCTTTAAGTCTGTAATTAAGTTATTAAATGCAGTTACTATTGTAGCAGCATCTGCCCCACTAGCTAAAGAGTCTACCTTGTTTAATTTATTAATTGCTGCATCTGCACCTTTAGGTCCTTGTGGTCCAGTTTCTCCTCTATCTCCTTTTGGTCCAGTTGCCCCAGCTGGGCCTCTTTCTCCTGTCGCTCCTTGTGGTCCAGGAGTTAATTCTATTTCTGCTATACCATTTTCTATTGCATTTAATCTTTCTGCTGTAATTATCTCATCATTTTGCCAAGTATGCTTTTGATACGCCATTTATATCACCTTCCTATTCTTTACCTACTTTTGCTTTTCCAACTTTTGCATACCCTACCCTAGATGTTTCTAGGGGGTTATTAGGGAGTTGCTATTTCTACTTCCGCTTTTACTATTGCTTCTGCATCAACTGTTTGAATATCTAATCTTTCCCTAACTTTTACTCCTGTTTGGTCTTTCCCCCATAGATCACCAGCTTCAGTTGATATTTCTATAGTCATATTTTCCCTATCAAATATAGTTATAGCTTCTTTTAAATCTCCACAAATAAATGGATGTTTCCACGCTGTTTCACTCCCTGTATCTCCTACTCCTTTAGACTTCAAAACTTTATTTGAAACAACTGTAACTGGATAAACTCCAAATAATAACTTTTTAGTTGAATTAGTTGGGTCTGATTGTAACACATATTTCCCATCAGAATCTTTTAATTTATCTAGCCAGTTAAAGCCATTTTGGTTTGTTAAAATACCTGATGTAACAACAATTGCTGGATCTAATTTAACATTGAATATATCTTTTAATCCATCTAAATCTTTTAATGCAATTTCTTTCCCGTTAGTAATTTCATTGATTTTATTTACTATTAAAGCATTTCTAGTTGCTTTGCTTTTCTTAGCAATCCATCTTCTTAAATAACCTAAAATATTTTCGGCTGTATCTTGTAATAACTCTCTTGTTACTTTTAAAATTCCACCCTTTTTCTTAATTTTATAAGATACTTTTTCAAATTGTGGGGTTGATTCTTCTGGGAACTCTTCTTCTTCATCAACATTATCAAAAGGTGTTTGATCTGCAGCTTTTTCTATAACTCTTGTACCAGATTCTGTTGACACAACTTCAACATTGACTAACGTTTCTAGTGCATCTTGGCTCCTTCTTAATTCCTTTATAGAAGTTTGAATGTCTTGTGGTACTGTTAATCCTCCATCTGCTTCTGTTCCTTCTTTCATAGAGTTATTTAATATTTTCATGTCTTTTTCAGCCACCGGTTTCTTTGATAATCCAGCTTTTATAGCATTTACAAATGCATTTGCTACTTCTTTGCCTTTATTAGCAATTCCTGATATTACATTTGCATCATCATTTTCTATATCATCTTCAATTTGCTTTTTAGCTTCATCTTCTAAATCGTATAAAACATCAAATTTAGCTTGAAGGTCTATTAACTCTTTCTTTGCAGCCTTTGCTTCTTCAATCTTATTTTCATTTGCTAAGTTTTTAACTTCTTCCTTTTTAGCATTAATTTTATCTAATAATTCTCTTAATTCTTTATTCATATAATATCCACCTTTCTTATTTAAACAATAAAAAAGACTTACATTCCAAATAAATATAAATCTTCTAATAGTCTTTCTTTTTCAATTTTTAAATCATCTTGAACTTGATTCTCTGCATTATCATCTTGTTTTAAATCTTCTGGAGTGTTTCTATATCTATTAAAATAATTAGATGCACATGCAATAGCTATAGCTGAATCTTCAACTTCAATGTTAAAATATTGAGCTGCTTTCTCTCCCGTTAACCAGGTTTCTTCATGCATCATGGTTTTAATTTCATCTACACTAATACCTTCTTTTAAATTTTCAGCATAAACATTAAGAATGGTTTCACCACAAGCATCTAAATCATCAGCCATTTTTCTAAATTCAACTGCATTGAATCCACCCCAAATACCCATCCATGGATCATGTATCATTGTTTGAGCAGTTTTAGGTATTATCACCTTATCTCCAGCTAACATTATTACAGATGCAATGCTTGCAGCTAATCCATCAACTCTAACAACTTTGTTGCATTTTTTTCTCTTTAGTTGATTATAAATAGCAAGTCCTGCATATACAGAGCCTCCTCCACTATTTATATAAATATTTAGATCTTTATCATCATCAATAGAATTTAAAATTTCTAAAACATCTTGTGGGCATTTATCTTCGTCACACCACTTTCCCCAACTATCGCTAACTATGTCACCATAAAAATATAGCTCTTGCCCATTAGCTTCATTTCTAAATTCCATATTTCCAACTTTATTAAGTTTTCCATCCTTTCCTTTAGCCTTAAAATCTAATGTTTTATTCATTGTTCTCACCCCCTTTCGCAGATTGACCTTCTCTTTTTTCATACTGTTCTCCTACTTTAGTTATAGGAATATAATTACCATTAACAATTAATATGTCTCCTCCTGTTTCGGAAGGTTTGTCCATATATTCTCTTGCTTCATTTGGTGTATATATACCATTGTTTACAGCCTTAGATAGTGCTTCTATTTGGCTTTTACTATCTGTTCTTAAAATTACCTTTTCATTAAACTTAAAGAATAATCCTTCTTCAATTTCACTTTTACTTAACAACTTATAATTTAATTCCTCTTCATATTGTTTTAATATAAATAACATTGTATCTACATAAAAACTTAATTGCTGCATTTCAGAGTTAGAATATGAACTCTTTTCATAATCATTAATTTGATTCGGCTTGATTCCTAATGCTCCTGCAATTTGAAGAGCATTAAATTTCTTTAATTCAAAGAACTGACTATCTGTAAGTTTAATATCTAATGGTACTAACTTCATTCCTAATGGTACTGGAATTATCTTGCCAGAGTTCTTAGACCCATTTGCAAAATCTTCAAACCCTTTTACAAGCCTTTCTTTAGCTTCTGTATTTAAGTCTCCAGTATATTCAAGTACAGCTTTAGCAGTAAGTCCACTTTTATATAAGTTATTCATAAAATTTTGACTTTCTAGTCCACCTTCTACTGTATTTTTAAGTATTTCTCTAACTGGAACACCTAATATACCATCAAAACTATATGATGTTTTAAAATGCAATACATCATCACTATTAAATAGATATTGCTCTGCTGAATATTTATCAGTATATCTATACCATAATCGCCCTTTAGCACCAAATACTCCTTCGTCATCTATTAAGATTTGAACATTATCAGATGGCATAACCCAAAAATCTTGAATTTCATAACTACCACCATATTTATCCCTTTTAAATTTTCTTCTAATCCATACATAAGCATTTCCATAATGATTCCTATTTTGTTCTACTGTAGCCCAAAATGTAGATGGTGTCATTAAGGCGTTTGGTCTTGTCTTTAATAGCTTGTGAGCTTTATTTGACTTAGATCTCTGTATTCCTTTTTCTGTTTCTTGATAAAACTTTAAAGGCATTTTTCCTAATGTTTCTGATAACATTTTTAAGCAAGTGAAATATGTTACTTCACTTACTAATTTCTTAGGAGTTGAACTTATTCCAAGCCATTCTAATAATTCTTGGCTTTGCATATCTACTGACTTTTCTGGAATAATAGCATTTTTTATCTTTTTTGCAATTCCACTAAATACATTCAATTTCTCCCCCCCTTTACCAACCCATCATTTTTAAGTAATCCTCGGTAACTTCATTTATATCTATATTTGATTGATTTTCTATCATCACTTTATGAACATCAATTATCGCATCAATTGGATCTATTCTTTTAGATCTATAATTTTTATCAATCTTACATTCTCCAAAAGAATTATGAGTTAATTTTGCATTTGCAATACTCCAAGTTAATAATGAATTTTTTCTATTATACTTAATACTTTTACCATCTACTGATAGTTTAAAATCAACCGTTGCACTATTTAAATTTCTAGCACTTTGAACAATTTCTATGCAGTCACATCCAAAGGATTCTAAATCATTTAAAAATGCATCTGCATTATGAGGATCATAAGCTATAAATTTGTACTTTAAATCATATTCTTCCTGGAGTTTCTTTAAGTAACTTATTATATATTTATAATCTGTTTTTACTCCACCTAAGGTTTCTGTAGCTGTAATTAATTCTTGCTTTAACCACATATCATAAGGTGCTTTATCAGTTTTTATATGTTCTTGCAATCTATTTATAGGTATAAAACTATGACTTTCTATAAAGTACTCATTATTTTTAAATTCAAATTCTAATGCTATGGAAGTTAAATCTCCTCCGCTTGATAAATCAAGACCTACTCCACATTCTTTTCCTCTCATATCTTCAAGAGTTAAGTCTGTAGCACATTCTTTCCATTTTTCTATATCTATATAATCATCATCCGACATTTGAACCCACATATTAAGTCCTTTAGTCATGAAATCTCTTAATTCTTCGCCTTGCATTTCTTTTGCTTTAATTGCATCTGCCCTTAAAGTAGTTAATGTTTCTTCTGTCCATAATGGATTAGCTTTTGGCCAGTTTTTTTCATCCCATATATCATCATTTTTACTTAACTGACATATATAAATAAACTGTGTTTCATCTTTATGAGCATCTTTTAATACATTAACACAATAGTCATATAGCTCCTTACATGGAGAGTTTATATCAAATCCAGCAGTAGTAATAACACTTACTAAACATTGCTTAAGTTTTTTTGTACCTCCTGTTAAAAGCTTGTACATCTGATTGGTTTTATGTTTATGATATTCATCCACCGAACCAAAATAAGGCCTAAACCCGTCAATACTATCTGTGTCACGTCCTAAAGCCTTAATAATTCCATTTGTTAAATTGCACTCTATTTCTGATTTATAATCTTTTATAGTAAATAGTCCTTTTTTAGTTTTTGTTCCACTTAACTCTTTATCTGCATTAATAAATTTATAACATTCCTTAACAACTATTCTAGCTTGAGCTTCTTTGGTAGCTGTTGCATATATTTGTGGATAATTATATCCATCAAAATTTCCATAATAAAGTGATGGCACTGCATTTCCAACAGATTTACCATTTTGTCTTGCAACTTGTATATATGATGTTCTGAATCTCCTATATCCAGTATCCTTATTAATCCAGCCATTCCATGAACCAAATATAAAGCATTGAAAATCCCATAATTTCATTGGAGCTGGTTCATCACCTTCTGCAAGTATTAGATTCTCTGCAAAGTCCATAATTTCATTAGCCTTTTCCACGCTCCATATATAAGGGAATTCATTTGTTCCTTGTTTTTCTAAATCTCTTAAATGTCTTTTACAAGCTAGTAATTCAAGTTCTCCTACAGCTCTGTCTATAGTTCCTTCAACAACGCTAATTGCAAATAAAGTAGTTCTATCCACTTCTGTTACCAAACTTTGTCCACCTACTTTCTGGTTGCTCTTCTGATTTGACTTGTTTTGGAACATTTTTAACTTTAGCCAACGGATTTAAAAATAATCTATCTTCCATTTTTATTAACATATCCATCTTTTTATTTATTGCAGATTCTAAAGTAAGTAATCCATCACTTGAAAGTATATAGTCTATTTTCTTTAAAATATATTTCACTCTATACTCCGGAACTTCTTCAAGAGCTTTATATGTTTCTTCTTCATCTTCAGCATTAAAATCTAATATATTTATGTTTTTTCGTATTTTTATTAAATTTTCATACTCCGAAAATGTCATACAATATCTAGAAAGTAATCCCACATCACCACTTGAAACAAAATCAATATCCTTATAAATTTTAATTATTTCTTTCCATTTTTTATATGCTATTGAATCATTTTTTACATAAGAAGGACATGTTAATTTACTATTTCCAACTTTTATTTCATTATTTTTTCTTTGCTCTATTTCGGCTTTAGTCAAGTGTTTCTTGCCCTTAGCCATTAATAATTCTACTGGTTGAGCATTTCTACCCAAGACCTCACCTCCAAAAAATCTGATAAAGGGAGTTTTTATGAGAAAACAGACCTCTCGCACTCTCCGTCCGAAAGTTAAATACTTTCTTGATACCCCCTACCCCTTCATGCAATTATGCCTCCTTTGATGGCAACTTTCGCATAGGCATACAAGGTTATCTATATCTAATCTCTTTGACCAATCTTCTTTGATTGGTTTTATATGATGAACTGTATTGTATGGGGTTATAGTGTTCTTATCTAAGCAATCTTTACATAGTGCATGATCTCTTGCTATTACTACTTGTCTTACCTTGCTCCACTCTTTACTTTTATAGAACTTATTATATTTACTATCTCTTTCATAAGTAGTTTTTTTGTAATATCTTATATTTTTTTTACGCTCCTCTTCTGATTTAACTTCACATTTAGGACACTTCTTAACGCTGTAAGGTATTACTTTGCCACATCTGCATATCTTTTTTAACATACTTTATTCTTTTCCTTTGCCTTATCTAACTCTCTGATTACTCTTTTAATGCATAATAAAAGCACCTAACATTTCTGCTAAGTGCTTCTTGAAAAAAGGTATTGAGAATTTATGAGAGGTTATATGGTCAATAACCGATAGGAGATAGTAGGAATCGAACCTACTTCTATAGATTAAAATTCTATTGTTTTACCATTAATAATAAACTATATCCCCACGCTACACCTAGAATTAAATCTAGGTGCTTTAACATTAAATAAATTAAGGAGGTTCTTGCATGTCCAGCTAGCAAAACCAATATTTCTTGACCCAATACTATATTACAATATTTAAAGTGTCATTTGGTGTCACATTTTAATTTATTTATATAACCTCTATGTTTGTTCCTTATAGCTGTTATGCCATAATTCATATTATCGGCTATCTCTTTCCAAGTTAACCCATCAATATACTTATAAATAAATATTTGTCTTACCTCTGAATTTTCTATACCATAAATGAATTCTATTAACCTATCTTTTTCTTCTACTAACTCATTCATCTTATTTACTATTCTTCTATTCATTTTTGCTACTTTTCTTTTGTAACCATCTAAATCATAACCCTCAATATGCACCTTATGATTAGTATATGGAAATTGTGAAGCCGAACCATTAACTGAATCTCTAACAAATTCAGGCTCTATTTTTTCAAGCTGTTTTTTAAGTAAATTTACTTCTGTTAATAACCCTCTGTACCTCTTTAAGTTTTCTTTAGTCATAATTTCACCTCTTCTGTTTACCATGTATTCCATCTGCTATTTTTATTGCACCTTTTAATATCTCTTTAAGATCTGTGAAAGTAACATATTTACCATTTTCTTTTTTAGCATCAACAGCATCTATAGTTATTTTAATCACTGTATGAAACTTTTCATGTCCTAAAGCGCCATACATTTTTGCAATTCCTTGAACCATTTCATCTTTATATTCTTTCTTGAACATTTCATCTAAATTTCTATTATCTTTAGTCCCCATCATATTTATATATTCCTCCTCTATGAACATCTTAGATCTTCTCTTGCCTTTAACCATGTAGATTTAGCAGATGTGTGAATATATTTCAAGTATGAGCATATTTCTTCAAGTCTTTCTTTTAATGCTACTCCTTGCCCTCTTTTTAAATCTTTCTTTGTATAATACTTAATATTTGACCATCTATGATAAGCTTGTATAGCATCTTTTTGCAATTTAAATGCTCCTGCTATATCCTCTTCTACTAAATTATCATTTCTTCTATATATATCATTTAATATCTTTATCTCTTCTGGATATACTTTTTCTAAATCCATAACTTTCTCCTTATTCTTTTTTTATCCGTATTTAACCAATCATTATCTAGATAATAAAAACCATATACAACTCCAGTAATTAATAATATCCAAGCAAACCAAAATAAAAACAGTAATCCAAATCCCTCTTGTAAATACTTATATGTTTCTTCTATACTCATATTTTCATAGAGTTTAATATCATTTCCTATATTATTATTTTGTAATGTCGTGAATATAGTTCCTGTAGCTTTAATTGGACTTCCATAATATTTATATCTAATATGAGACGATTCTTTTATTGTATCTATATGCCTACTATCAAGGCTTAGGAATTGAGCATAATCAAACTCAACTCCTAAAAATTTTACCTTTTTAGATTTTAGGCTTTCACTATCTACCTCATCCCAAGTCCAATATGTTTCTGTTCTAGTTTTAGTTTTCCCTTTAGAATTTGTGTATGTAACAGTTCTTGTATGCATTGTATATTCTTCTTTCACTTTTTCTATGTAAGAATATTCTCCCCCAATTTCTTGATAGGTTACTGGATCTAATACTTCTATCTCTCCATATACAAATGCATTACCAATACTTGTCCTCATTCCATATTTAAATAATTCTTCATCTTCTACCTTTATAGCCTTATTATATTTCTCGTTTGAATCCATAATTTTTTCTGAAATATTACCCTGTATAATTACTCCAATTATAAGCATTACTGCTACTATTGATATACTAGCTATAATTTCCCTTTTTGTTATCTCCATACTTTTACTCCTCAAATAAATTTTGTGGTGCATCAACTGGGACATTATAATTTAAATAATCATATTCTATATATTCATATCCGAATAAACTTAAAAATTGCTTATTAGGGAACCTCTTCACATATCTGTTGTATTCTTTAATTTGTTTATTATAATTGCTTCTATATTGAGCTATCATATTTTCTGTAATACTTAATTCATTCATTAATTCTTTATAGTTTTCACTAGACTTTAATTCTGGATATGCTTCTGCAGCTGCATTAATCATCGTTGTTACATTTTCTATATCATTACTTTTTGAACTTCTAGCCTCAACTATTTCTTTTAATGTATCAGCTTCATGTTTATCATATTGTTTTACTGTATCTACTAAATTATAAACAAGATCTATCCTTCTTTTCTCTTGTACCTTTATATCTGAATCTGCAACTTTTATTTGTTCTTCTAGCCCAATAGCCTTATTTTGTACTCCATTTACCATAAATATTGATAATAAACCTATTAATACTAATCCTGCTGCTGAAATAAATATCATTTTAAATTTTGCCATTTTAATTATTCCTCATTTCTTTATTTTATCTTCCATATTTAGCTTTTCTTTTAGCAAATAATCTCTTTCTATTTAAAACTCTCTTTTGGTATTTTTTATATTTAATAAGCTTGTCTTTATGTTCTGTAATCTTTATCCATAATCTTTTAAGCCACTTCCACACTTCCTCTGCAACCTTTTTAAATGCTTGTACTAACTCTATTAACGCTTCTTCCATTTATATTTTCCTCCTACTCTCAATATTTTTGAATTACGTATTAAGAATACTTAATAATATTTTTTAAACTATTTTAAATACTGTTCTTTAATTTTTGCAATTATTAAATCTCGTTGTCCATTACTTCCTCTATCTATCCTAAAATCACTATATTCCTCACTAAAACAAATACTTTCAATCATTGTTAAAATCTCTCTTGCTACTCTTCTTTCTATTAATTCTTTTTCAGTCATATTTACATCACCTTCCTTTACAATAATTTCAATTAACTAAATATATTTAATGATAAATCGAATTTTAAGTTACATCTTTTTATATACCAATCTTGATTTTGTAATAACTTCTTAATTTTATCTCTATTTATTTCGATTCACTCCTTCACAATATATTCAAAATTGCTCGTACTATTTTTGAATTGTTCATTACTTAATATCTTTACAAATCTGAATATCTAAATCGAAATTATTAACTAATTCTTTTAAGTCGTCTAAAGAAACTGTTGCTATTTCTTTATCATTCTTAATTATTTTAACAGTCCTAAATTTATAATCTTTAATAAATTTAACCACATAGCTACCCCCTTTTTTTCTTCACATTATAATCAAATTGTTCATTAACCTATCCCTAAATACTTTCTGCACTCTGCAAAACTTCCTTTAAATTCAAAGTAAGTATAAATGCTGCTTTCTTTAACTGGTACTGCTCCAATAAACTTTAACTGTTTTATCAAAAAACTTTCATGCTTGTTAGACACTTTTAATCGAGTAACATTGTCTTCTATTCGTTTTAATTCCATTGCTCTTCCTCCAAATTATTGGTTTGTTAATCTATATTGATGTTCACTCATCCATCCTATATATTTCCCAGCATATCTGTACTTCTCTTCATAAAAGTGTAGCCAAGCTGTTGTTTCTACTTCTTTTTCATAATCTTCCTTAATTGTTACTGGTAAAAAAGCAAATTTCTTTTTCCACTTAATAGTCCCATATTTAATAATCTTTTTAGTAAATATCATTTATAATTCCTCCAAAATGCGAATTAAAAGCTACAATCACATGGCAACCATGAAATTTGTCCTATTAATTGCAATTCCTTTTCTACTTTTGCCCAAAACTTTTGTGGACTTATCTTTTCACTTGGTATAAATCCTTGACATTTCATTTGAGCAAACTTTGGTTCTAACTCTTCTAAAAATTTATCTTTTAATATGCTATATCCTATTTCATTTTCTATCTCAACTGCTTCTCTCCATAGATTAGGATATAAACAATATACTAAGTACCATGATTGCATACCAGCCTTTAAACACCCTATACAATTAGCATGTCTATGCAATTCATATACTGAAGGCCTCTTAATTCCTATTTCCTCCGTAGCTTCTATTGTCCTATCCCAAAAAGCTAAAGGATAATCTGTCTTATAACCTTGTTGTCCTAATATGCTTGACCTTCTTTGTATTCTAGCTTTTTCATTTTTATCAAATCCATAAAGGATTGTTATCTCTTCTTTTTTATCTTCCCAATTCTCTTTTAAATACTTTTCAAAAGGCTTGGTTTTTAAGTGATAGGTACATAAAACTGGGGACATTCCAAATTTAAATCCTCCAAGTTCCTTACAAACTCTTAAAGGTGTTTTATGTTCCCATCCTTCCATATTTGCATAGGTTATTTCTAACCCTAAATAATTTGCAACTTCATTTTTAAATCTTTTAATATCTTCATGTTCAACTTCTGGACTTATGTTATGGTTTAAGAGTATTACATCCTCCTTCCCATATCTTCTTACTGCTTCTATTGCTACTAAAGCACTAGAATGTCCTCCCGAATAACATACGATATATTTCATAACTACCACTACATAAATAAATCTGTAGTGGAAATTGATTAGCACTCCTAGTGGAGCATCCGTTCAACTTTACACTTTAACGTTAATATATGCTTATAAAGTAACCTGGTCTACCAGGATTCAGTTATGCTTTTTCTCCTTTCCTGTTCATATTTTTTATATCCTTTCTTTCTTCGCAATATATAAAGTTGACAATTTAACATCAAAATCCTAATAAAATTGACAACGTATTTTAATTTTGAATTATAACTTAGCAACCTCAATTTTATGTAGTTTGCAGCCGCACATAGGGCAGTAATTTATATTGATATATCCATATGCTCTATCATTTTTCAATAACACTAACCCATCATTCATTATAATGCTTCTATTTGGTTGTAAATCTCTATCCATTGGACTTGGATTTATTATTATATCTTTTCTAACACTACAGTATTTACACATTTTCATTCTCCAAACTTTTAATCATTTTCTCTTTACTTCTCAATAATTTTGAATTTCGAATTAACTACTCATTTTAGTATTTACTACTATATGACTTAATCTATTTTCCAATTCACTTCTAACACCATTACCAAATGCTTTATTAACCATTCTCAATGCTAATGTTATATCTTCTAGTTCTTTCAAAGTTACTTCTATTTGTATCTTTGTATCCCAAAAATTTTCATGCTTGTTAGACACTTTTAATCGAGTAACATCGTCTTCTATTCGTTTTAATTCCATTATTCTTCCTCTTCTCCTAGTTCAACTAAAACTCTTCTATTTTCTATCCTTTTTTTATTTTTCTTTTCTAACCTTCTTTTATAAGTTGGACTCGAATACCATCTAATAGTATTTACTTTAACATTTAATGCTTTAGCTAACTCATAAATATTGCCAATAGCTAAACATTCCTCCCCCTTATACATTGCATACACTTTCATTGTTCTTCCTCCGAATTACTTCTTTTTCTTTCTCTTTTTCGAAACATATGTTTCTTTGCAATCCTGTTGGAAAACATCTTCCCTCTTCTTGTTAACAGTAATATTCTTATCTTTAAAATCCTTTATCAATTTATCAATAATCATCGCTTTACCCTCTGACATAATAATTAATTAACTTGATAGCCATTAAAATAAAAATATCCTATTCCTTTTTCTAAAGCTTGGCCTATAAGAATACACTCCATTAATGTTGGATAACTTCCGTTAGTTATTTCATTCATTCTCTCTATAGTTATAGATCACATAGCTTTAGCTTCTGGACTTGAGTTTTTATCTATAATCTCAACTACATAATTGTTCTTTAATTCTTTTTCACTCATTAACTTCTCTATCTTCTTACAAATAAAATTTTCTTTATTTTCTTTTATCTCTTTCATAACCTTTTCCCCTTAACTTTGTTAGAGAAGAGAAAATCTCTTCTCTATGATCACTTCCTTAACCTTAGCTTATTTGTAATCCCTGCTAAAATTTAAGCAATTAATCCAAAGTCCTTTCTTTTAATATTTTTTTGTTTATATAAATGCAATTAGCATTAATATCTATTCATTAATCTTATTTAAATATTTATTGAGCATTACCCCTTATTCTTTTGGCCAATTCAACATCTTCATATATATTCCCTATAATTCTATCCATTGCAGTTTCGGAGAATAATGGTACTGCCATTTGCTCTCCTCTATTTTCAATCCACCATGAACATTCATTTAAGACAACTACTCCTGTTATCTCTTCATCTCCTAGGGTTGCTCCTTTTCTCTCTACTATAAAACCTTCGTAAATATCTCTTCCGGCAATATCTTTCTTTCCAGAATATAAAACTGGTTTTAAATGTCTATTATTAACTGTTCCTTCTGCTACACCATGGCTATTAAATGTTTGCACTTCTCCATCTCCTGTTATGCTATATCCTGTTCCTCTCAAAAGCCTTTTTCTGTTCTTGTCATAAATCTTAAACTTTATTTCTGCCATAACCTTTCCCCCTTAATCCTCTTCTTGGATAACATCTATAATTGTTATTTCTGTAGCATTATCAGCTACCCATTTCCCAAAATGATCATAACTATCAAATTTTTTATCCTTATTTTCTCCATTGTAGTTTTCTTTATATAAACAAGTTATCTCCATAGTTTAACCTCTCTAATTTATAACTCTTTGCAACATTGCATTTAAAAACTTTTCTGTAGCACTTCTATATTTTATATATTCAACTTCATCAATCGACTTTACATTGGCCAATTCCTCTAAGAGCTTTTGATAACTTCTTCCTGCTTCTTCAAAGTAAATTTTAAATTTTACAGAACTATTATTCTGTTTACTTTCTAGCTCTTTAATTTTTCTCTCTGCAGCTTCCTTTTCTTCTATAAGCTTATCCATTTTTTCTTGTACTTCTGCAGTTATCTCTTCCCAATCAACATTTACGGTTTCAACTGGTTTACTTGCCTTAACCTCTTCTATCTCTTGTTCTAATTTATTTACTTTTTCTTCTAATGCTTTTCTTTCTTCAGCGCCCTCATTAAAAGTTTCTTCTAAAATCCTATTACTTTCCTCTAATGCATTAAGTTTTTCCATTGCTTCATCTCTTTCCTTTAATGCATTATCCTTTTCTTTATTTGCTTTCTTTAAATCAGCTATAGCTTTTTTTAATTCTCTTGTGGACATTTCATCAACTTTATTATCTTCAACAAATTTTTCTCTATCCTCTGAAGGTAATCCAAGTAGTAAAACTGCTTGACTATAGTTCAAATTTCCAAACGCTTGGCTTTTTAAATTATCATCTAACAACGTTATTTGATTGGATCCATACTCTTCAAATATCTTCATTAGGTTATTTGCAGTAGACTTTGAATAATCTACCGCTTCCTCTAACCAATTTCCCCACTCCCCATGAGGTACTAGTTCCTTTGCTTCCACTAACTTTCTTCCAATCTCTATACTGTTATAAAGAACTACTTTCCTAGTTTGCTCCTTTATACTATTAATCTCTGCTGCAATAACTTCTGGTGTTCTATTTATTATCAAATTGCTCATTTCCTCTTCTCCTTTACGCTACCTTACTTTTATTTTTCTTATTATTTAATTTTTCTTTCTCGAACACTTCCATAAACTCTTTTACTTCTTGTGTTCTTGGACAATTTCTTTTACCTCTTACTTGTACAACTCTCAACTCTTTACTTATTTCAACTGCAAAGAATGGTTTTTCCTCTTCTCCTTTTTTCCTTATAAAAAACAGATTAGTTATTCCATCTGCATATCTTTGTACATAACCTCCAATGCAAATTATCTGCTCTTTTCCTTCCCTTATTATTTCTTCAGAACTTTCTGCTGGTCTTATTATTAAATCTTTATAAGTAAATGTTAATTCTTTTAATTTTTCAGACCTTTTACTTATTTTCTTATCCATTTCTAAGTTATTTTTATATTCAACTTGCTTTATTGTGTTCTGATGTGCTCTATATACACTCTTAGGAAATAGATTGCTCTCTACTGTTAAATCTATATTTAATTTATTGCAATCTTCTATATAGTCAGCCCAAGTAATTAATACACTGTTGCATGAATTATATTGTCCTTTATCCCTGTTTTTAAACTGCTTATACATATAGTTATAGGCCTTTTTAATGGTTGTATATTTTAATATCTTTTTTAGCTTGTATGTTTCTCCAAAAGCACCAATTATATTTTCTAAATCTTTAAGATCATCAATTGTTAATCTATCTTTTTCTTTAAAGTTACAATTTAATTGATATAACTCTAATGTAATTGGTCTTATTGCTATTTTCTTTTTCATAAACTCTCTATAATCTTTTTTAGATAATTTAATCATTTTATAAATATCTTTGCCTTTCCAATTAATGCAATGTCCAACACCTGCTCCTTTTACTTTCATTGCAACTATATTACCTAATCCAACTTTTATTAACTTTTCTATTCCAGGATATTTATTGTAAAACTCTAAATATTTAAGTATGTTTAATCCTTCAAAATTTTCATAGCAACTATATTGCAAGTATGTTCCTTTTATAACCTCTTCTAATCTATCTTTTGCTATATAATAAGGTTCATTGGCTAAAGATTGAGTATTGAAATTATGTATAGTCGCTCTCTCCCCCCAATTTGTTGTGCTATATCCATTCCAACCCCAATAATGACCTTTGCTTATCATTGTGCTTTTTCTTTCTTCAAAAATATAATTGGCTAACTCTAAATATTCATCCTCTATATTTCTATAATCCCCTTGAAAACTTCTTCTTAAAGAGAAACCTCTTGCAACTAATACTCTTTCATCTATGATTGATTTTTCAAACCATAATACGGTTGCTGCATGTGTTAAAGATTTTCTTCCTTTCCCATCTGCCTTACATTGAAATTCCTTTTTGCATACCGGACATTTCACATATTCATTATGTTTTAATCCATTTGTTATAAAATCTGTTTTACACTTTGTGCAATAAGCTTCTTGCTTATTTCCTTTTCTTTTGTAAAATATATGATTTGCACTTTCTAAAGCTACTTCATTAACAAATGTTCTTAATTCTTCTGTTATTACTTTAGATACATGTTTCCTATATTCTTGCCACATTATTAAACCTCCCAAAATTCTCATTAAAGGTAATCATCAAAATTTATACTAAAATCATCTATTTCTTTGCTTTCCTTTTTCTCTTGTACCTTTTCTTTTTTAATCTCTTCTTGGATCTGCTCTTTAATTTCATCAACTTCAACTTGTATGAATTTATCCTGTACTGCTTCAAATTGATAATATTCTCTTACTATCTTAAATACTTCACTATCACTTAATACTGCACAACCAGCTACCGCTTTCTTTTTTGCCACTTTTTCAACTTCTTTAAGACTGTTTTCTATAGTCTTTGTTCCATCGCATATTTTTTCTGCTGCATCTCTATTAATTTCTACTTGTTTTAATAGATAATCTCCAATCGCTTGGATATATGAATTATCCTTTTTTTGCTTCATTTCACGTTTTATTTTCTCAATTGCTCTCTCTATCATCTTTACACCTCTTTTTTAATTTCTCTATTAATAAATTAAGCTTGTCCTAACTCTAAATACTTTTCTATAGATTCCTTGGCTTCAAGCCAACCATAACAAACCTTAGTTGCATATCCCTCTTTATTTAATGCACTTAACCATTCCTTTTGGTTCTTCTGTACTTTTCCTTTTTGGGTTTTAAGCTCTATATATAATCCATGGTATTGTCCTCTTGCTACTGGTAGACACATATCTGGTACACCTGCCTTAACTCCTTCTTTCTTCAAGTTTGCTGCAGTTCTTGCATCCCTCTTCCCACCATTAGGAATATGATGTAATAATTTAAGTTCCGGATATTGCTGCTCTGCTAATCCCGCCCATTGGAATAATGCTCTTTGCTCTTGTGCTTCTGTCATAATAACTCTCCTAACTTTAAATATTTATAGTATTTTTATTTCTAAGTGCCCAATAACTTTTATGCGCTTCTTTAAATCCAGTATTAACATTTTTAAGAGCTTCTTTTACTTTCTTTACCCTCTCTTCTTTTGTATACTTCTTCTCTGTCATAGCTCTTTCAATTGACCAACCTTGTGATATTCGATTATAGAATATCCTTCTACTTATTCCATTCCTCTCAAGAACTCTATATACTTCATCTGAATATTTTCTTTTTCTTATCTGAACTGCAATAACTGGTTCTGTTGCCGCTTTCTCTTCGCTCCATTTATATTTATTTACTCTTGAACGAAATGTAACTTCTGGTATACCGTTCTCTCTAGCTATTGGATACCACTCTGAATAATCTATTCTTTTTTTAGTAGGTGTATTTATCGCTCTTTCTTTATTCCAACCAAGCTTCCTTATTCTATCCTCTAAGGTTTTTCTGTTTATTCCATTTTGGGCTGCTATTTTATATTCTTCTGGTGTAATGTAAAAATCATATGGATTAATCATACTCATTCCCTCTTCTTACTATACTTTTTATTTATACTATTAATATTGTTTTTAACGTATCTTCTCATTTCAATGTTCATGTACACACCACCATATACTTCATCTTGTTTTATATCGAATTTAGTTAGTATATATCCTGGATACCATGCTTCTATTTCTTCTTTAGTAGGTTGATTAGTTACCATCTTTATCATTTCTCTTCTAGAGAACTTATTGTCATTTATCGTAGGATCTGGTGGCTCTACCAAATTCCCTCGAGATGGTTTATATCTTTTTTTACCTTTAGGATCTTTTAGCATATACTTACACAGTTTTCTTATACCCTCTTCATCTTGTTGTAGCCTGTCCACATTTGAAGTGCCTTTATCCCATGCACTTTCTAATATATCTCTATGTAGTTTTCCATCTATAAGAATATGCCAGTGTATCTTGCCTGTTTCGCCATATTCAATTACTGCCATATACTTTGCTCTAGGTATTTCCCTTGTTTTTCTCCATCTATTAACTTTTATAATTAAATTCCTGAACATTTTTTCTGCTTCTTCTAAAGTTTTAGGTCTATTATCATCATTAAAACTTACATGCCAAACATAATCACTTGTATCAAAATTGCAATGTGCTTTTGCAAAAAAATATTCCTTTGCATTTTTCTCATTCCAATCCTTTTGCTCTTTCCTAGATTGTTTCTTCTTCTGTTTTCTACTTTTACATTTTTCTCTATCATCAAATACAGGATAAGTTGATACTTTCTTTATCTCTAAAGATTCATTTACTACTACATCTAATATCTTTTTTAATGTCTGACTCTTAGTTCTATAAAACATATCTTTCTTATCCTCTCTTTCTAATCTCTTGTGTATTTTTATTAACTTTATTTTTATTTATGTAACTAAATATAGTACCTATTACAAGCCCCCTAAGACCCTTTCGGTATCTAAAAAAATAATAGTTATTTGACATAAACTTTCTTACCATTTATAATTAAATAAAGTATCGAAAAAATATTTTATTAAAACACATTGAGCACCGGTCGCATGGTTATATCAATGTGTTTTTCCCTTTATAATAGTTATCTTTTGCTTATATTTCTCCAACAGTTTCACCAGTCTTAACAGAATAAATTTCTCCATTATCCAAATCTAACTGATGATTGTACTTCTTATTCCACTCATCTAATTCTTTTCTTTGCTCTTCTATTATTTCTTTATCTCTTTTTTGACTTAACATTATTGTTATTATGTCATTCATTCCCCAATATTGTATTGCTTCATTTAACATCATTTGAGTTTCTCCCATTTTATTCATCACCTTTCAATTATTTGTTACAGCATTTTTCGCCATAATATCCTTTTAAAAAGGCTATTCAGCCTGTCCATCATTAGAAATAACTTTTCATCTATTAGATATTTTTTCTATATCTCT